TTGCTAAAAAGTTGATGGAGTCGGAAGAACGAGATTACGAATCTAATCCCTATGGCGAACTGTCGAAGCGCACTAAAGATTTATACAAACAGCACGCCGCACTAGATAAACAGATGACTCAAATCGAGATCGACATCGGCAAAAAGTACATTGAAAAATTTAACGATGCTCGACTCAAAGACATCAACTATGGCGGTTCTGTTGAAAAAGGCCAAAAAATGTTAGAAGCATACAACAAGGCCTATCGGATGCGGAAAGACGGGTACATTCCTGGCGCATATGTGGAAGATGACTATATACGTCCGCATAATATGTAAGGCTAGCAAATGGCTGGCTAAAAGTAGGTGAAAATTCAAAATGGCATTGTCGAACACCGCTACACCAAAGTACTACGGCCAGTTTCGTGATGCCGTAATTCGAGGCGAGATACCGGTTTGTAAAGAAGTCTCGATGGAGATGAACCGAATCGACGACCTCATCGCCAACCCCGGAGTCTACTACGATGACGAGGCTGTTGAAGGCTGGATTAAGTACTGTGAAGCGGAGCTTACACTGACTGACGGTTCCGACTTGAATCTTCTCGACACCTTCAAGCTGTGGGGAGAGCAAGTATTCGGTTGGTATTACTTCGTCGAAAGAAGTGTATACGAGCCTTATCCCGATGGTCATGGTGGTCGCTACGTCACCAAGATGATTAAGAAACGTTTGATTAACAAACAGTATCTTATCGTTGGACGTGGCGCTGCGAAATCTGTGTACGACTCCTGTGTTCAGTCTTTCTTCCAGAACGTCGACACTACTACCACCCATCAGATAACGACTGCTCCTACAATGAAGCAGGCTGAAGAAGTTATGTCGCCAATCCGTACTGCAATCACTCGGTCAAGAGGACCTCTGTTTAAGTTTCTCACCGAAGGTTCTATGCAGAACACGACTGGCTCAAGGGCTAACCGCATGAAGCTTGCTTCCACGAAGAAAGGCATCGAGAACTTCTTAACCGGTTCCCTAATCGAAATCCGCCCCATGAGCATCAACAAGCTTCAGGGCCTTAGATGCAAGATTGCTACCATCGACGAGTGGCTCTCTGGCGACATCCGAGAGGACGTTATCGGTGCAATTGAGCAGGGTGCATCTAAAGTGGATGACTACCTTATCATTGCAACTAGCTCTGAGGGTACGGTTCGTAACGGAAGCGGCGACACAATCAAAATGGAGTTAATGGACATCCTTAAAGGCGATTACATTAACCCCCATGTTTCCATCTGGTGGTATAAGCTCGATTCTATCGACGAAGTAGGTGACCCCGAGATGTGGCTTAAGGCCAATCCCAATCTCGGAAAGACCGTCACTTACGAAACTTACCAGCTGGACGTTGAAAGAGCTGAGAAAGCTCCTGCCGCTAGAAACGATATTCTAGCAAAACGTTTCGGTCTTCCTATGGAAGGCTATACCTACTACTTCACATACGAAGAAACCCTTCCGCACAGGAAGAGAAGCTTCTGGCAAATGGCTTGTTCCCTCGGAGCGGACCTTTCTCAGGGCGACGACTTCTGTGCATTCACATTCTTGTTTCCTCTTCGTGATGGCAGCTTCGGCATTAAAACTCGAAACTACATCTCTTCTCTTACTCTGATGAAACTCCCTGCCGCAATGCGAATCAAGTACGACCAGTTCATGGAAGAAGGCAGTCTAATCGTTCTCGAAGGAACTGTCTTGGACCCCATGGAGGTCTATGAGGACTTGGACAACCACATTGTTGAATGCGGCTACGATGTTCGATGCTTCGGATTCGACCCGTACAATGCTAGAGAGTTCGTCGAGAGATGGGAATCCGAGAACGGACCGTTCGGTATCGAGAAAGTCATTCAGGGCGCCAAGACCGAGACTGTTCCTCTTGGCGAGTTGAAGAAACTTTCAGAGGAAAGAATGCTGCTGTTCGATGAGGAAGTAATGACATTCGCTATGGGTAACTGTATCGTTATGGAAGATACTAACGGTAACCGTAAGCTTCTTAAGCGGCGTTACGAAGCGAAGATTGACCCGGTTGCAGCTATGATGGATGCTTTCGTAGCGTTCAAGCACAACCGAGAAGCGTTTGACTGAGAGGTGAAAAATCAAAATGGATAATGAACTTTACCACTACGGTGTAAAAGGCATGAAGTGGGGCGTTCGAAAGAAGAACGACAGTCCTAAGAAGCAGTCGACCACCAACGATAAACCCAAAAGGCATCTCGGAATTGACGATCGTGGCAATATTAGCCTGATCAAGGACAAGACCAGTGACAAAGCAAAGAAGCTTTTCGCTATTAAAACCGCGATGTGGATTGGTAGTATGGCTTTAACCTCGTATGTCGCAACGCATCCAAAAGTTATAGAAGACGGCCAAAAAGCCGTGAGTAGCCTTTTACGTAAGCCCGAAAAAGTCGAGGAAGCAGTCTCGACCGATAGCGGAATATATTCGAAGTCGCTTGGACGAAATCTCACGGTCACCGAAGCTTTCGATCTTGGATTCGACTTAAGTGATTGATCATAGGAGGTAAAAGAATGCCAGAATCATTTGGTTCCAGGGTAAAACGCTCCTGGAACGCTTTCTTTAACAAAGACCCTACTGTTCACTACCGTGATATTGGCTCGAGTTATGCATATCGACCTGACCGAATGCGATTCAGCGTCGGCAACGAGCGCTCCATCATTAACTCCGTAGTTAATCGAATCGCAATCGACGCTGCATCCATCGATATTCTACACGTCGACCTGGATGAAGACGACCGCTATATCGGAACTCGCAATTCAGGTTTGAACGAATGCCTGACTATTGAGGCCAACCTCGACCAGAGTGGACGAGCATTCAAGCAGGATATTTTCATGTCTACGATGGACGAAGGCTACATTGCCGTTGTTCCCACGGATACAACTGCCGACCCAGACGTCACGAGTTCTTATGATATTCTCACCATGAGAGTCGGTAAGATTATCGAATGGCGTCCGGCCCATGTCAAGGTCCGACTTTACAACGAGGCTACGGGCCAAAAGGAAGACCTGATTTTCCGTAAGCGCAACGTAGCGATTATCGAGAATCCTCTGTACTCCGTCATGAACGAGCCAAACTCCACTCTGCAGCGTCTAATTCGAAAGCTGAACCTTTTGGATGCAATTGACGAACAGAGCGGCTCCGGTAAACTGGATTTGATTATTCAGCTGCCGTATGTAATCAAGACGGATGCCAGACGTCAGCAGGCCGAAACTCGGCGTAAAGACATTGAAACACAATTGTCCGGTTCCAAGTATGGCATTGCCTATACTGATGGTACCGAGCGTATTACACAGTTGAATCGTCCGGTTGAGAACAATCTGATGAAACAGATTGAGTACTTAACGAGTATGCTATATAGCCAGTTGGGTATCACTCAGAGTATATTGGATGGCACAGCCGACGAGAAGACAATGCTCAACTATCATAACCGAACCATTGAACCGCTTGTGGCAGCAGTTGTGGATGAAATGAAGAGAAAGTTTCTCACAAAAACTGCCCGAACTCAGAAACAGTCAATTATGTATTTCAGAGACCCGTTCAAGCTTGTTCCGGTGACCGAAGTGGCAACCATTGCAGACACGCTCACTAGAAACGAGATTGCATCGTCTAACGAAATGCGTCAGGTAATTGGCTGGAAACCGTCCAAGGATCCCAAGGCTGACGAGCTTAGAAACAAGAACCTGAGCGCTCCTAATGGGACTGATGCCGAGTCTTCTGATACGGTACCCGATGAACCTATGAAGGAGGAAATTCAAAATGGAGAAGTTTGACTTTTCTGGTTGGGCCACCAGAAATGATCTGCTCTGTGCTGACGGCCGAACCATCAGGAAAGATGCTTTCAAAGACAATGATGGACAGACCGTTCCGCTGGTGTGGAATCATAACCACGTAGGCCCCGAAGCTGTTTTGGGACACGCTCTGCTCGAAAACCGTGAAGAAGGTGTGTATGCGTATTGCAAGTTCAACAACACCTCCGACGGCAAGAGAGTTAAGACCCTTGTCCAGAATGGCGATGTGAGATCCCTGTCTATCTACGCCAACAAGCTGAAGCAGATTGGCGGCGACGTTATTCACGGCTGTATCCGTGAGCTGAGCGTCGTACTGGCTGGCGCAAATCCTGGCGCCTACATCGACTTTGTAATGGCTCACGGCGATGGCGAAGATGACGGCCTTATCGCTAATTACGATGAGAACGCTCTTGTTCTCTACCATTCCGATGAGACAAAAGAAACTGTCAAGGAGGAAAAACCTATGGAACCCGAAAAGAAGAATGAACAGTCTGAAGAAAAGACTGTCCAGGAAGTTATCGACTCCATGAACGAAGAGCAGCAGACCGTTATGTATGCGCTCGTCGGTGAGGCTCTGAAGAGCAAGTCCGGAGACGATGAAGATGAAACCGAAGAAGGAGGCAACAACATGAAGCACAATGTATTTGAAAACGACACCCGCGAGGATTCCCTGATGCATGCCGATATCGTGACCAACGCCATCGCTGACGCCAAGCGTTTCGGCCGTCTGAGCGACAGCCTGCTGGAGCATGCAGCCGCCAACAACATCACCGACATCGGTGAACTGTTCCCCATGGAGAAGGATCTGAACGTTCCCCCCGAATGGATTCGTGAGGATGACAGCTGGGTCTCCAAGATCATGGGCTCTGTCCACCACACTCCCTTCTCCCGTGTCCGTGCTCTGTTCGCAGAGATGGATGAGACCGAGGCTCGTGCCCGCGGCTACATCAAGGGCAAGGAGAAGGCCAACCTGAAGCTGGCTGTTCTGAAGAGAACCACCCAGCCCACCACTGTGTACATCAAGATGAAGATGGACCGCGACGACAAGGTCGACATCAGCTTCGACGCCATCCCCTGGATTCGTGCTGAGGCTCGTAAGCAGCTGGACAAGGAACTGGCTCGGGCATACCTGCTGGGCGACAAGCGTGATCCCGGCTCCGATGACAAGATCGATGAGCTGTGCATCCGCCCTGTCCTGACCGACGACGAGATGTACACCATCAAGTACACCGTTACCGACGGCGTCGACCACCACAATGACTTCAACAGCGCTTCCGAGAACGACTCCGAGGCCAAGGGTGTCATTCGTGCTGCTGTCAAGGCTCGTAAGCAGTACAAGGGTTCTGGTAAGCCCACCTTCTTCACCACCGAAGACCTGCTGACCGAGCTGCTGCTGATCGAGGACCAGAACGGCCGTCGTATCTATGAGTCCGAGACCACCCTGGCTACCGCTATGCGTGTCAAGGAGATCGTCACCATCCCCGAGATGGAACTGTATGACGACATCTACGGCATTATCGTCAACATGAACGACTACAACGTCGGTGCTGACAAGGGCGGCGCTGTCAACATGTTCGAGGACTTCGACATCGACTACAACCAGGAGAAGTTCCTGATGGAGACCCGCTGCTCCGGCGCTCTGGTTAAGCCCAAGTCCGCTATCGTTCTGAAGAAGACTACCACCTAAGAGCTAGCTGACAAAATTCAAAATGGTTTAATGGGAGGGTCGGATTCCGGCTCTCCTGTTAACTCATTATAAGGAGGACTACTATGCCGAAATTTCGCGGTGCAGTAGGTTTCGCACAACCTACCGAGAAAGAACCCGGCTTATGGGTTGAAGAAATCGTCGAGCGTAAATACTCTGGCGACCTTATCCAGATGAGCCGATTACTTCAATCGACCGAACATATTCATGACGACATGACCCTGTCTGTCGAAATTAGTATCGTCGGAGATGATTTCGCTCTGAACAATTTCGGCCTGATCCGGTATGTCGCCCTAGGGGGAGTCAAGTGGAAAGTTAGCAAGGTTAATCCACAGTTTCCCCGTCTTATTCTAACTGTTGGAGGTGTCTATAATGGCGGAATGGCATGAAACCAAGGCACTTCTTCAGGAAACAGCCGGGATTGAGAATGTATATTTTCAACCACCCACCGGCTATATGATGAAGTATCCGGCAATTGTATTCACTCGCAGATCTCCTAATAGGCTGTTTGCGAATGACACTACATATTTCCGGAAACCTTGCTATGAGGTTACTGTTATTGACTCTGACCCGGACGGTAAGATTGCTCGCAAAATCGAGCAGATTCCTTATTGCTCCCACGACAGGCATTTCAAGAAAGATAACCTCAATCACGACACGTTTATTCTGTATCATTAAGGAGGATGAAAACCTATGGCTAAACTGAAATGGGGCGAGATTGGCAATCATCTGTACGAAACCGGCGTAAAGCAGGGCGTACTGTACCCCCAGGTCGATGGCGCATATCCCGCTGGTGTGGCCTGGGACGGCCTGAGCGCTGTCACCGAGAGCCCCTCTGGTGCCGAAGCCACCCCTGTCTACGCTGACGATACCAAGTATCTGAACCTGCTGTCTGTCGAGGAATTCGGCGCTACCATCGAGGCATACATGTATCCCCCCGAATTCGAGGCCTGCCAGGGCAACGAGGAAATCGGCGAGGGTATCACTATCGGCCAGCAGGCTCACCAGGCCTTTGGTATGTGCTACAAGACCACCATCGGCAACGACACCAAGGGCAATGCATACGGCTACAAGCTGCATCTGATTTACGGTGCTACCGCCGCTCCTTCCGAGCGTAACTATCAGACCATCAACGACAGCCCCGAGCCCATGGCCATGTCTTGGGAGTTGACCACCACCCCTGTCGCAGTCACCGGCAAGGCACCTACCGCCAGCCTGACCATCGATTCCACCAAGGTCAAGCCCACTGTTCTGGAAGCTCTGGAAGCCGCTCTGTATGGCACTGACGACGCTGAGGCTTATCTGCCTCTGCCCGATGAAATCATCGAGATCATCGGTTCCGCCCAGTAATAATCTAGGCGATATATTTTTGGGAGTCGTATTCAGTTAGGCTGGCGACTCCCTCTTTTATTTTTGAAAGGAGAAAACAACTATGCTGAAGAAACCTATTACTTACGTCGACTACGACGGTAACACTAGAACCGAAAACTATTGGTTCAACCTGGATGAAGCTGAGATCCTGGAGCTGCAGATGAGCTACCCCGGCGGCATGAGCGCTATGCTGGAGAAGATGGTCGAGGAGGAGGATGGCGCCAAGATTCTGGCAACCATCAAGAAGATCATCATGATGGCTTACGGCGAAAAGTCCCTGGACGGCAAGTACTTCAACAAGTCCGAGGCGATGTCTCTGGCCTTTACCCATACCAGAGCTTACTCTGCGCTGCTGATGGAACTGTATCGTGATGCTGGCGCAGCTGCCGAATTCATGAACAAGATCATCCCCCAGACCGGCAACCAGGCTAACGGTAATGCCCAGCTCGATGTTGTTGCGACTCAGTAATTAAGGAGGCGTGCTATGCCGCTCCAAATTACTGTTCCTCCGCTAGAACTGGGATACAATCCCAAAACCAAGCAGTTTATCTATTCTCATTCTAAGGAAGTTACTCTTACTTTGGAGCATTCTCTCGTCTCACTTTCAAAATGGGAATCTAAGTGGAAAACCCCATTCCTATCGAAGAGCGAAATGACTCATGAGGAAACCATCGATTACATTCGATGCATGACAATTACCCAGAATGTTGATCCGAATGTCTATAGAGGAATCGATAACTCGATTATACGTAAAGTTAACGAGTACATCAAAGACCCTATGACAGCTACTTGGTTCGCCAAAGAAGAAAACAAGAAGCATCAGTCGGTAATAATCACGTCTGAACGCATTTATTACTGGATGATAGCTCTCCAAATTCCGCCCGAGTATCAGCGGTGGCATCTCAACCGGCTCATTACACTTATTCGAGTGTGCGAGCTTGAGAATCGCCCCAAAAAGAAGATGTCCCGTGCGGAAACTCTGGCCCAGTATAAGGCTCTAAATGCAAAACGCAGAAATGCGCTTAGATCGAAAGGGTGATTCAACATGGGCAATAGTCCCCTTGTAACTTATACTAAAATCAGTCCGAACAAAACCAGTCCCCGCAACCATGTACTGGACACCATTACGATTCACTGCGTTGTCGGACAGTGTACAGCTAAAACAGTTCTTAATTTCAGCCATTTCACAACCTATAATCCTACTAGCGGAGCCTCTTGCAATTACGCAGTTGGTTGCGATGGGTCTATTGGTTTGTGCGTGGACGAAGGAGATCGTTCTTGGTGTACTTCAAACCGTGACAACGACCACCGTGCGATCACTATTGAAGTCGCATCCGGTACGAAGCACCCGTACGAAGTTGCCGATGCTGCGTACAAGGCTCTTATTGACCTGCTAGTCGATATTTGCAAGAGAAACCCCTCTATCGGCACCCTGAAGTGGAAGGGCGACAAGTCGCTTATTGGTAAGCCCGACCAGCAGAATATGACCGTTCATCGTTGGTTTGCTAACAAGGCATGCCCTGGCGAATGGCTGTACAGCAGACACGCACAGATTGCCGCTGAGGTTAACGCTCGTCTTAACGGCTGCACCGTAGCGCCGTCCAAGCCCGTTGAGGACAAGAAGCCGGAAGCAACAGGCGCCATCAAGAAAGGTGACCTGGTGTCAATCGTTGACGGCGCAAGCTACTACAATGGCTCCGACGTTCCCAGATGGGTCCTTAAGAAGAACTGGTACGTAAAAGCTGATCCGACTGGCGATAGAGTCGTCCTCCATAAGTCCGAGGATGGCAAAAATGCGATCAATAGTCCGGTCAACGCGAAGTATCTCAGAGTAGTTCGTCCTAAGTCTGACGTTCCCTACCTGGCATACGTAGCCATTGATAGCCTTTCTATCAGAAAAGGCCCCGGCACCAACTTCGACAAGGCTGGCGTAACCGGCGTTGGTGTATTCACCATTGTCGAAGTTCAAAATGGTGCTGGCTCTAACTCCGGTTGGGGTCTGTTGAAGTCCTATCAAAAGAACCGAAACGGCTGGATCTCTTTGGATTACTGTAAGAAGGTATGAACGAGGGCATTGCCTATGGTAACCTTTAAACACCACGGAAACTTCAACAACACCAAACGGCTCTTTAAACGTGCGGCAGATGCGAAGTTTCTGCGAAACCTCGACCGATACGGTCAGGAGGGAGTAGCGGCACTTTCCGCCGCAACCCCTGTCGATTCTGGTAAAACTGCAAGCTCCTGGTATTACGAAATTGTACGTACCGGGGGCTCTTTTTCTATTCACTGGGCAAATTCCCATGTGAACGATGGTGTCAATATCGCTGTTATCATCCAGTATGGTCACGGAACTGGCACCGGTGGGTATGTCGCCGGACGGGATTACATCAATCCGGCTATTCGTCCGATTTTTGATAAAATCGCAGAGAATGTGTGGAAGGAGGTAACGAGCCTATGAGCAACACCGTTGACCAGCGCATCCTAGAGATGCAGTTCAACAACAAGCAGTTCGAGAATGGAATCCAGACTAGCCTTAAGTCACTCGACCAGCTTGAGAAAGGTCTTCAGTTGAAGGGTGCGGCAAACGGTCTAAGCGAACTCGACAGAGCGACCAAGTCTTTCTCGTTCAGCCACTTGGCGAACAGCGTAGACTTTATTGCCAGTAAGTTCACTGGTCTCGGCATTCTCGGCGTTACCGCCATGAAGAACATTGCCGATTCTGTTTACCATACTTCCGAGAGAATGGTCAAATCCTTGACTGTAGATCCGATCATGGCGGGTTTCTCTGAGTACGAAACACAGATAAATTCGATTCAGACTATTCTGGCGAATACCCAAAAAGAGGGCACCACTCTAACTGATGTCACCGCGGCATTGGACGAGTTGAACCGTTACGCTGACAAGACTATCTATAACTTTACGGAAATGACCCGTAATATAGGTACGTTTACTGCAGCAGGCGTTAAGCTGGATACCGCTACAAATTCTATTCAGGGTATCGCCAACCTGGCGGCTATTTCCGGTTCTACTTCTCAGCAGGCAAGTACGGCGATGTATCAGCTTTCCCAGGCTATGGCATCCGGTACTGTAAAACTGATGGACTGGAACTCCGTGGTTAATGCCGGTATGGGCGGTCAGGTCTTCCAGGATGCTCTTAAGGAAACTGCCAA